TAAGGGTGTCGGGTTGGGTGCCGTTGGCATTGTAGGTTTCGGCGGTGTGGTTTTGAGTTTGCATGATTAGACCCCCCGACCGTATTCGATAGCGTAAAGAGGGCAACCGTTCCGGCGGTCCGTGATCACGAGGTTGTATCCATCATCCTGCACGGCGAGACGCCCCGCCGATTGTGCGGACACGTACCCTTCCTCGCGGAACCACGCTAAAAGGCGACGCGGGGTGTAGTTCAAAGTCTCGACCGGGGCATGGCCTACCCCGTGCCAATCGTTCCAATCCCATCCGCCCTCGCAACCGCGCCATGCATCGATGGACAGGACACGGAAAGAATTCAACGGGGTTAAACTTGTTTGGTTTTGTGTGGTTTCCATGGTTTCGATTTTTCCTGATATGGTTTCGGTTTGCATGGTAGGGGCTCCGGTTAGGCGGTGATGACCATAAAAACAAGGGTGCCGAGAATGCCGAAGACTAACGTGGCGTCTGCGACCCGGTTGATCATGCGGTGCCGGGCTTCACGTTCCCGATCGGCCTGTCTGATAGCGGCCTCCGTTGCCAAGCGAATGCGAACATCCGGGGCGGCGTCCATGGCGAAATATTTGGAGTGAAAGAGTTCGGCGGCGAGGGCGATTACACGGTCTGAATACTTGGTGAACATGTTTGCTTTCTCCGGTTAGGGCGGGGACGTTCCCCGCTGAGGGCTCAATTATAAACATACCTTTACTTATCGACACAATACCCCCGGCGAAAATTTTTTAGGTTTTTTGGGTGGCGGGGTTTCGTGGGGTGTGGGTAACCCTGTGGATATGTGGCGGAGTGGGTTTTGTTCCGGTGCGGGGGGCGGCCTTGTTCCAGTTGTTCCAGCGGGACGAAAATGCTGGAACAAAAAAAGTCGAATAGAATCAAGGGGTTGCGGAAAGTTTGTTCCAGAGTTTGTTCCAGCGAAACTTTACTTATCCGGGGTCGATTTTGGCGGGGTGCGAGTGTAAGTGGTTGAATTTATTATAGATAGATAGAAATAAATAAAGAGAGAAAAAAGGGTTTTGTTCCAGAAAATGCCGTTTTTTGAAAAAAGAGCGGCTGGCAAAATATTTTCGAGTTTTTGAACACACCGCGCCCCTGCCTCTCCCCCTCTCAATTCTTGCCACGTTCCGCCGCGCCCCCCTCGTTTTTGCTGGAACACTGGAACAAACCCGTTTTTTGCTAGGTTTTTCATGGGCTTACCTTGTTCCGCTCGAAACTACATCTGGAACAAGCCCGGAACAACGCAGTTTTTTTCTAGGTTTTTCATGGGCTTACCTTGTTCCACGCGGTTTTTCGCGTTGTTTTTTCGCTACGTTTTTAGGCTAGGCTCCGCTACGTTCGGGCATGGTCGAGTCTGATCCCGGCTAGGTTGGCGCGGTCGGTCCGCGTGGTGTTTGGTCTAACGTGGTCGAGCGTGGCGGGGTCGGGTCTGGTCATGTGGTGCGCGGTCGGGGCTGGTCTAACGTGGCGCGGTCCGGTGGGGTTAGAAACAGATAGGCGCGGCTAGGTTGTCCCGGTCGGCGGGGTCCACGCGACCCGGCCTCAACTCTCCCAACCCGGCGCGGCCTTTTCCGGAACCGGTCCAGCCCGGACCCCACCCGCCCGGCACCCCCCAAACACAGTTCGGAGTCCCGCGCTCGCCCCGCCCCGCTTGGATTCGCTCAAACAACCAACACTTTTTCCAAATCCTGACTAGGCCGACCCCACCCCCTTCGCTTACAACACCCCCCGGCATCACATTTGGTACCATGCCGCAGATTCGTATATATTTCGCAACAATGCAGCCCCTCGTTCCGGACATTGAAGAGAACCTACCCCTTCCTGCCAGCGTGGTCGAAGCGATGCCAACCTTGTCTCTTAAAGAAGAACTGGACATGCGGGCGAGGACAATCAAGTTAATTTCCGATTTATCAGGCCAGCCCATCATTCCGGATGCAACCGACTGCGCGTCCGCACAAGATCTTGCCGTTGAAATGACTAAAAATCCTAGGAAGAAGCAGGATTTGAGTAAATATCCCAACGAAACCATCGCGTTTTTGGCGGGGATGGTGGCTGAAGCCAACCACATGATCGTGGACGACCTGTCCGAACTGAAACTTTTCGTCATTAATAACTTGATGAAGGAGTACACGCTGGCTTCGGATGCTAAAACACGGGTCAATATCCTGACCAAGATCGGTGAAGTGGACGGTGTGGATGCGTTTAAGAAGCGAAGTGAAGTCACGCACGTAGTAAAACCAATTGAAGAGGTTGAGCAGGAGTTGCTGCGCATTTTGGATGGCGTGGAGTACAAGGTTATAGAAGGGGAAATTGACTCAGACGAGGAAAATAGCGAGATCGTTGACGAAACAGGCGAAGAAGATGCCCCGTCTGACGCCTGAAAAACTTGCCGCGCTGAAACTGGCGCTACCGGGCATGAAAGAGAAGCAAAAGCGCGAGACATTGAGGCTTTTGCAGGAGTATGAGCGTCAACTGACGCAAGAAAGGGCGAAAGAATCCTTTTTAGACTTCATCAGCCACGTCTATCCGGGCTACAAAGTGGGTCCGCACCACCGCCATTTAGCGGAAATCTTCGAAGATATTGCCAATGGCAAAAAAAAGCGGGTGATCGTCAACATTGCGCCCCGTCATGGCAAGTCCGAGATGATCAGTTACCTCGCTCCGGCGTGGTTTCTAGGCAAATACCCGCATAAGAAGGTCATCATGGCGTCTCACACTGCCGATTTGGCGGTGAATTTTGGTCGGCGCGTTAGAAACTTGGTTGGATCGGAGTCGTATCGAGATGTTTTCCCGCAAGTGGAACTTCAGGCTGATAGTAAGTCTGCTAGTCGGTGGGGTACTAACTTTAATGGCGAGTATTTTGCTATTGGTGTTGGCGGTGCTTTGGCCGGTCGCGGCGCTGACCTCTTCATTATTGACGATCCTCATTCTGAGCAAGAAGCAAAACAAGGTCGGCCCGATGTCTTTGACCCAGCGTGGGAGTGGTTCCAGTCAGGCCCCGTCCAGCGATTGATGCCGGGTGGTGCAATTATCGTCGTGATGACGAGATGGTCCAAAATGGACCTGACCGGCAAGATTATTGACCACATGACTCGTGAGGAAGACTCAGACCAGTGGGAAGTGGTCGAGTTTCCGGCTATTTTGAACGACAAACCGCTCTGGCCTGACTTCTGGACTATTGAGGAGTTGCTGGCTAAGCGGGCGTCGATGGATGTGCGGTATTGGCAAGCCCAGTACATGCAAGATCCCACCTCGGAAGAGGGTGCTCTGATCAAACGAGAGTGGTGGCAGGTTTGGGAGTCTGAAACTCCCCCTCCTTGTGAGCACATTATTATGAGTCTTGACGCGGCACAAGAGAAAACTAACCGGTCAGACTTTAACGCCCTCATGACGTGGGGCGTGTTCTTTAACGAAGAAACCAAGAACTATAACATTATCTTGCTTAATTCAATCAAGGTCCGCATGGAGTTCCCTGAGTTGAAGGCGTTGGTACTAGAACAGTACAAAGACTGGAACCCGGACTCGTTCATTGTAGAAAAGAAGTCCAACGGTGCCGCGCTGTACCAAGAAATGAGGCGCATGGGAGTACCCATTAGTGAGTTCACACCGGGTAAGGGACAGGACAAGATTAGCCGGGTCAACGCTGTAGTAGACCTGTTTTCTTCAGGAATTGTGTGGTGTACTCAGCACCGCTGGGCATGGGAAGTCGTTGAAGAATGTAATGATTTTCCGAGTGGCACCCACGATGACTTGGTGGACGCCACGACTTTGGCGTTGATGAGATTTAGGCAAGGTGGGTTTATTCGCCTCCCTACTGACGAGCCAGAACCGACGAAGTGGTTCAAGAGCCGCAGACGGGAATCGTATTACTAGGAGAATTTAGATGGCCGTCGATAAAAGTCTGATGCAGGCTCCGTTGGGTCTTGAGTCACTTACTCCCCCTGAGCCGATTGAGATTGAGATTGTGGACCCGGAAGAGGTTCGCATTGGCGTAGATGGCATGATGATTGAACTGGGCAAAGAAGAGCCCCGTGCCGAAGAATTTGACGCCAACCTTGCAGAGTTCATGAGCGAGAACGAACTAGGTTCGCTTGCTGGTGAGTTGATCGGTCAGTACGAGCAAGACCTTGCTTCGCGTAAAGATTGGCTTGATACATACATTAAAGGCTTGAAGATTTTGGGTATTCGGTACGAGGAACGTACCGAGCCGTGGCCCGGCGCTTGCGGAGTCTTTCATCCGCTTTTGATGGAATCAGCGGTCAAGTTCCAGTCCGAGACCATCATGGAGACTTTCCCCGCGATGGGGCCGGTCAAGACAAAGATCATTGGCAAGGAGACCCAAGACAAGCGTGACTCGGCTATCCGCGTTGCGGATGACATGAACTACCAGTTGACCGAGGTGATGAAGGAGTATCGCCCGGAACACGAGCGGCTTCTGCTTAGCCTTGCTCTTGCAGGTAACGCATTCAAGAAGGTGTACTTCGATCCTTCGTTGGATCGTCAGACGGCGGTGTACATCCCAGCCGAAGACATCATCGTGCCCTATGGCGCACCAAACCTTGAGACCGCAGACCGCGTAACGCACCGGATGCGGAAGACGAAGAACGAACTGATCAAACTGCAGTACGCAGGCTTCTACCGCGATGTGGACCTAGGCGAACCCATGCGGGTCATGGACGAGGTAGAGAAGCAGAAAGCAGAGGATCAAGGCTTCTCAGCCAGCATGGACGATCGGTTCCAGTTGCTTGAGATGCACGTCAACATTGATCTGCCGGGATACCCGGATGTTGATAAAGACAATAATGAGACAGGTATTGCACTACCGTACGTAGTGACGATTGAGAAGGCGACGGGAACGATTCTAGCCATACGGCGGAATTGGAAAGAAGATGACAAACTCAAACAGAAGCGACAGCACTTTGTGCATTACGGGTATATCCCCGGCTTTGGCTTCTATTATTTCGGACTTATACACCTTATCGGCGGCCACTCTAAAGCGGCAACCTCCCTCCTTCGCCAACTTATCGACGCAGGAACTCTTAGCAATCTTCCGGGTGGTCTCAAATCACGCGGTCTCCGTATCAAGGGAGATGACACCCCCATCGCCCCCGGCGAGTGGCGAGACGTAGACGTACCCTCTGGCGCAGTGCGGGACAACATCCTGCCGCTGCCGTACAAAGAACCGAGCCAGACCCTTGCCATGCTTATGGACAAAGTGGTCGAGGAAGGACGCCGTTTCGCTGCCGTATCCGATCTCAAGATCAGCGATATGTCGGCACAGGCTCCGGTAGGCACCACGCTTGCGGTATTGGAGCGTGTCCTCAAAGTCATGACCGCCGTGCAGGCTCGCGTGTACTACGCGATGAAGCAGGAATTCAAACTGCTTGCAGGAATCATTCGAGACAATACTCC